AACTCATTCTTTAATGTATTCAACCCTTCGTTTAACTGTCGTTGATTAGACACATCATATTCTTCTCTTGGTTCTGGAATGACCGCTGTAATTTTTGCCATTATCTTCTTCCTCCTGCATGAATATCTAACCTCAAAGTTCCATATCTCCAGGTTTCATCTTGACCATCGTTTTCTATTTTTAAACTAACCTGTCTTCCTCGAACTCTAGTACTTACAAAATTAGTAGTAGTGCTCACCGTAAAGGGCCCTGTAATTAAAGAACCGGAAGAAGATGATTGTGAATCGGTTGCTGGGTAGTTAGTAAAGAACATAGTGACTTTTGCATTACCGGATAAATTTTTAAAGTCTGGTATAAATCTAGATACTCTCATAATGTTTTCTCCATCTCCTGCAATCCCTTGTTCAGAAATATCATAATCTCCTGATAAAATATAAGAAGGAATGGCCGTAGTTGCACCGGTAGCGTTTACTTCATTAGTCCCGATTTCATGCGCCCAGTATTGAGAAGAACCATATATATTCGTTACTCCTTGAATAGTTGGGAAACTGGGAGTTCCATCCGTAGTAAATTCAGTAGCGTAGGGTAAATTATAAGTAAGGGCATCTGCATACGTCGTTCTAGATAAAGAACCAGTCGTCCAACTTTCTTCCATAAAATTATATACCACGTTTCTGTTAATTTGTTGCGAGCCGCTCGCTGCATAGAACCAACCCACTTCATTATATAAAGAATTGTGGTAAGCATAAGAAATCTGGTTGGCATCATAATTAATTCCTAATCCATCTCCTTGAGTAGTAAACACAAAATCTTCTACTAGAGATGGTAATTGTTTCACCGTACCATCATACATAAAGAAGCCGCCACCAAATCCCATCCAATAGACAGCACCTTGTGCATAGACGGCGGTATGCTGTCCTAAACACCCACAGTTAGAACCTACTTGTCTAAGTGAAAATGTAAAAGGAGGTCCTACAAATTGTATAACATACGCTGCTTGATCGGTTAACACTAATACATAATCTTTTCCTTGTACGGCGGTTACAATTTCATTTCCTTGGTCAAGCAAGAAAGTACCTGCTGTATTGGTTGCGGTAGGGGCCCAAGTGTTTATATCTTCTTGATTAGAAAAACGTACAAACATTCTATTTTGTGTACTCGTATCTCCAATAGTTGTTTCAGTTCCCATTAAAAATAAATGTCTATCTCTGTCAGAAACCAAACTCATTAAGGATCTAGTAGGAGCATCTGCTACGATAGCAGCTCTCGTTTCTAATGCTGCAGGCTCTCCTGCTAAAGGAGTCCAAGTATAGGTAGCACCGTTTCTAGCAGTTGCAACTAACAACTGTCCATAGTTATCGAGCGACCAAGAGCCAGGATCTAAGACCACGGTAGAAGAAGATCGTGCGGTTCCCCATGCTTCTCTTCCATAAGCACCGGTTCCAAATCCATAAGCGGGAGTTTCAAATACAGGACCAATGGTTACATAAGGAGTAACCGTTGCAGAACCTTGAGCAGTCATTCCTGTTCCTGATTCCGTAGTAGACATGGTAACCGTAAAGGTGTCATCGTCTGCGGAAATAACTTCATAGGTACTATTGGTAAATTGACCAGCAGAAAAACCAGTCTCTCCACCGGTAGGTAAAGTGACAGATGAAAATAAAATATAAGAACCCACTGCAACTCCATGAGCTACTTTATTAAAAGTAACGGTTGCCGATCCCGTTGTAGAAGTAAGAGTAAATCCTGTAATAGGAGTCTCTAAAGGAGTAATATCATAAAAAGCTCCTTCGTAATAAATAACTAATACTTTAGAGGTTCCTAGTGCTGCGTATCGTACACCATTTAAATCCGTCCAAGTGTGTTGATCTCTGACGGGTCCTGCTATAGTAGAAGCAACTAATTCTTCCCAACCACCTATTTTTTCAGGTTGTCCATATCTAAAACGAACATTATCCCCATCGACCCATTGCCCTTCGGCACCGGTTTCTGTTTGTTGCTTGTTGAATCCAGGTTTAAATTGTATCTTCTGTAACATAACTCTCCACTAAATAAGGTGCCAGGACAGATTGGTGTGGTGGAAATCTATCCCAGCGTGGGGAAACTATATCATCTTTTAAACCAAGCGGGAAGTCCTAAATGTGCTCTTTTGTCAAACTTATTATCTTCAGAGCCTTTAGTCGCTTTGTTATTGTAGTGTAAAAATACTTGTCCGCAATCCGTTCCTTTGAATGCATCTCTCCAATGTTCTAAAATATTTCCTCGATACACCAACATATCCCCAGGATTTAAATTTACTTTAGTTCCTTTGGATTTAGAAGGCTTATAAGCACCTGTCTTATCATCTACTCCACCTTCTTTTTTATCTGGGTTAATATAAATAGGCCAATCGTCTCCACCTAAATTTAGAGTGGTGGATATTTCACAGCTAAACCTGTCTTTATGTCTGTGCAAAATATCCCCTTTTTTATAAATTCTCGCGTATGCGTATGTTTCAATTAATTTTAAACCTGTTTGTTTTTGCATAATAGGTTTTACTTCGGTCAGTAATGTTTCCATGGCAATGTCTCCATAATGAGAATAGGTTTCAGGAACTTGGGTGTCATTCCATACACCAAAATATTCAGTCATCGGTGAAATGTATTTGTTGTCAAATAAGGTTCTAGCTACTTTTCTTTTTAATAAAAAGTATTTATATACAAAATCAGCTATCTCTGGTGATATTGCTTTTTTAATTACTGTGTATCCATTTTTCTCAAAACTCATTTTTTCTCCTTAGTTATAGTTCTCACTGTATCGGTGATCATTCTTCTCACTGCTTGTAGATTAAAGTGTATAAATCGAAAAGGTTCTACTCCATCATCTACGGTATATTGATGTTCTAGGTACGCAGGAAAGAATATCATAGTTCCAGGCTTTGGCTTGTAATGAATTTTATCACTTCCAAAAGAAATCTCTTCTGATTTCTTTAATGGTAATTGGGTCATAACTTTAGCAAGTCTGGGATCTTGAAATACTGGCATAGAAGTATTTTCAGAACATTCTAAAAAATAAAATCCAGAGATATGATTATCATAATGAATATGACCGTCATGATGTCCACCACCTTTATCTGCAAATTCTTGAACCCAAAACTCTGTCCAAAATAATTCATACCCTGACATATCATAACCCATATGATCCATCACATTCCAACTAGTGGCTCCAATATATTCTTGTAATTGTTTTAATTTAGGATCTCCAATCAAAGAAGTAGAATGATAACTTAATCCATGATCTCCTATTTTTTTCCCTGTCTTTTTTTCTCTGTCCTTAATTGTTTTTTTTAAATTTTTTCTTGCTTGATTAATATAAGTATCACAAACTTTATTAGTAGACTTAACCCATTCAGGCGCTTCTACATGATAGATAGGGGATTGAAAATAAAGAGAGGTAGATAGTGATTCTTTGATAGACATATTATTTAAACGGATATCCTAAGTTCCAAATAACTAAAGAATATCTTGTTCCTTCTGTTACGGGTTTAACTCTATGCCAAACAAAGCTGGGAAATACTACAATAGAGCCTTTGGGTAAAATTTCTAGACAAGGTCTAGTAGGAGTTGGATCATCTGTATTTCTAAATTGAAATTCTAATTCTCCACCTTTATATTCTTTTGGATCGGACAAACTACAAGTGACAGATAACTTTCTAATCTTTCCGTGAGTATCTTTATTATCTGGATTTGCATAAGGTTGATCCCAAGAATCACAATGCCAATCATAAAATTGATTTAATTTGTATTTAGTAAACTGACAAGACTCAGAAAAATCCCATTGAAAATTCCATCCCGCACTTGCATTTGCTTGATGTACATAGGGTTGAACTTCTTTGTAAATCCAACGATCATTGAGCCAAGCAATATTAGAATCTCTTTTTTTTCGTAAATCATTTAATTCTTCTTGTTCTAATTTTTCTGCTGGATCCAAAGCGTCTAAATCTTCATCGGATAAATGAGCCGTTGCTTCTGAAACTTTTCTTTTCTTCTTAGGTTTTTTTAATTTTGTTTTTTCTTTTTTTTCTAACTCTTCTAACTTTTTAGTCTGACCACCTGTCAACGCAATTTGCTCACGTTGAGCATTTC